TTCTTCCATAGGTCTCACCAGTTTCACCAGCGTACCCTTGCCCTGACTCTATATTAGCGGGGTTATTGTATTCGCTCATATCCAGCTATCTCCTTTTGGCTCTCTGCCTATGGCTTGTTCCATAAACTTATCTAAATCTTCCTGTAACATTTCTTCTTTGTGTTGGTTATAAGACAATGTTTGGTCTCTATCCATCACTTCTACCCAGTAGTTAGCTGCAATAGCTAAGGCGTCTATTTGGTCATCATGCCTTAGTGCACCTTTATCCCTTGTTATCCTAGTCATTTGTCTAAATAACTGGTGGTCAGGGTCTAACTGAAAATCATCTTTGATAAGCTTATCATCAATAACTAACCTATGGGTATTCATAATAGGCTCTAATGTGTCTATTATACGCTTCTCTTTCTGTATACTGTGACGTACTTCCTCTACATTACAAGGATGTATATCAGCCAATACAGGCTTTAGAAGTTGTGTTGCCATGCCATCACCAAAGTTACTCTCAATGACGATATCATTGACGTCATGTTTCTTGGCAATATTGGCTAGCTTCTTAAGTGTGTCATCAGAGTATCCACCATCTAGACCACCAATGGCAGTCAGGTACAATACACCGTGTAACATCTTAAGTACACAATAGGCTGTTTTATCTGCCCCACGACCAGCGGGGTCAATAGACATAACTGAGCCTTCAAACTCTGTAAATTCTTCGGACATATATAGGTAAGAAGTCCAATAGTCACCCTTAAGTCCTACATTAGGTAACTCAGAGTCAACCGCTTTGATTTGGTCTATACCTGAAGCCCATTGTATTTTGGCTGGAGCTTCTGTCCATGTGCTGCAACCTGAGGCTATAATAAGGTCATTAAGCTTCAATGGGTATTTATTGGCGTCAGATAGACTAGTATCCAACATAAACTGTAAATTAAAGCCTGACCTACCATATGAGCTTAAACGCTCCATTAAGTCGATTTCATTAAATCTATCAGGGTCAGTAGGGTCTCCCTCTTTACCGTCCATATCAGCGATTGTAGGAGCTAATTTATGCCCATATCCTACCTTTTGTGCTTGGTTAGGAATCAATGCTGACCATATACGTGTCTTGAACCCACGTTCATCTAGGTCATTATACAATGACATCTCTGTTTGAGGTGTTCCTAGAAAGATAACACGTCCTACTTTAGGCTTTATAATAGCGTCAAACTCTTTTACGGTCTCACTTAAGCGGTCACGCATAAGCTGAGTCTGTGAGTTATTGGCAGATTCTACGTCATCAGCAATAATAAGGTCAGCCCTAGACCCCGTAAGCTGACCTGTAATCCCCATAGACTTCACTGAGGGGGCGTGTGAAGCCTGTGCTGGGGCAACATCAAAGGATACCTTAGAATGTCTTTGGCTATCCTTAGGTTGTAAATGCTGTAACAAAGGCATTTCTGCAATAAGCCTCTGTGTAAATGTACTAAAGTCATCAGCCCTCGTTTTACTAGCTGATACTACCAATATGTTACGCTGAGGGTTCAGCAGTAATTGGTGACATACAAATGCAGAAGTAATCCAAGACTTTCCTACGCCCCTAAAAGCCTCTATTACTATACGTTTCTCTTTAGATTGTAGATAGTCTGCTATATCGTATTGTATAGGTGTTGGCTCAGGTAGATTGAGGTGTTTCCAAGCTAGATACAAGAAGTTCTTAAAGTTATCTATCTTATTCATCTGTGTCGAACGGTAAGTCCTCTAGTATGTTGTTAGCTTTTTCTACGATATCAGGACTTGAGTAAGTCTTACAGATATCTAAGCATACCTTCATCTCACTTGCAGATATTTCATCACCCGACTTGAGCTTCCTATAAGCATGAGCCACCAGTAATACAGGTAACTCTTCTACTATCTTTTCTATTTGTTCATTTTGTTCTGTCATTGTCTATTCTCCATTCTACTATAGATAATCTTTTATCTAATTTTAGTAATTCAGTCATTATGTCTTCTTTAATCCTTTGACGTTCAATGACATTATCAGGAGATGGAATAATCTGATTATCCATATTAACAAGTATTGACATTTTTTGATTAAGAATATTTACACTATCATGTATAGACAATAAACTAGTAAATAAGTATCCCAGTAAAGCAAGTAACAAAGGTATTGCAGCTGTAATTAATTTATCTATCATCTACGCACCGCCGCAGAACCAAAATAAAATCCCGATACTGCCGCTAAAAAGTGTGTGTCAGCGTTAGTTATGACTATACCTGTAAGACCAGCAAAGGTAGTTACCTCTTGTGTATAGCCAAATATCCACCATCCTTCTTTGACTTGCTCTAAGTACATTAGATGTACCGCAATAGATGGGTCTATAAAGACGGCTAGCTTTGGTAAACATATAATAAAGAATACTGCTAATAATGCCATCCAACGACGGGTCACACTTTGGAAGTGTCCACCGTGATTACGTGCGTCCTGTATGGCTGCTCTATCAACCTCAGCACGTTGTATTAAATACTTTTGTTGTTCTGCCTTGTCTTTCTGACTAGCTGACCACAGGCTTAATACACCTGTAAGTAAACTACTGCCTAACATGGTAATAACTTCAAAAGGTATCATTACTTACTCCAAAAGTATCCAGTAATAATTGCGGCTATACCACCTAACCACATAAGAAAACTTACAGCTCCCTTACCTTTAGCTACGTCTTCTTGTAACGATTCTACTTTTGTCTCCAGTCGGTCTAGCTTTTCAGCAAGTTGTTCTAATGTAACTTTCATTTAAGAAATATCCTCTCTATAAACCATGCGGGTGGGTCTAGTTCCCACCATTTGTGTCCATGTCTGTAATCTTTTGATATTGTGTGATGGTAGTTATGCCATCCTTCACCCCAAGATAATAGACTAGCTAATATACTGTTGTAAGATTTATCATCTCCTCTTGGCTTTACCACTTGATACCCACCAAACCTTTTAGAGTGTGGTATAACTGCAAATGCACCAGCTGCTTGATAAGCACAGGCAGCAGGGAAACTAAATGCAAATATACCTAGCATTGGATGTATTAAATATAATATAAATGCATAACCTAATAACATCTTCCAGTAATTCCTAGTAATAAACATATAATCTTTGTCTTTGAGGATGTCTTTAACCATAGTTTTAGGTACAGTTATTGAATCATATAAAGTAAGCCATGCTCTAACATAACCAATATTATGAGGAGCTTCATTATCTTTATCACCACCACTATATCTATGATGATACCTGTGCATAGCCGTCCATGATAATGGACTACCAAATCCGCATGGTATTGATAAATATTTTAATAATTTTGTTTTAAATGGTGTAGTTTCAAATGACCTATGGGATACAAATCTATGCATTGCAATATTGACGCTAAATATCATTACAAAAAACCATGCAATAACTCCATAAAGAATATACTCAGGAAACATTATTGAACCTGTAATAGCAATTATCGTATTAAGTAATGCTAATAGTTGTATCTTTCTTGCTTCTTTCATTAGTCCATCCTAGAAAAGTTATAAGAGAAACCCAAATATCAAAATTATAATATCTAAGTTGCGGTTTAATATGGTGATTTTTGTGGTGTGTTTCATTAAATATCAAAGGGTAAAGTATAGGTCTATTCTTGATTCCATCTTCTTGATGGCACATTACATTAATCCCATAATTCGTAATAGCATTAGTCATAGCACTAGGTAATACCCACAGATATAAATACATCTCTAAACCTAATAACGACAACAGTATCAAGTTAATAGATAAAGCATAGATTCCTATATGCTTAGTTACATGAGTTACAAACTTATTTCTAAATAAATCTATGCACCTTTTCGGTTCAGCATAATGATGGTAACTCATAAATATCATATAAGGTACAGAACAATATCTTGGGCTATGAGGGTCTTTTTTTGTATCTGCATAATGATGATGAGTTCTATGCCAAGCACTCCATGTTATAGGTGTGCCTGTAAGACTGCCTACAGAAAACATTGTTAGTATATTTTGCAACCATATAGGTGGGTTCCATAATCTATGTGCTGCATATCTGTGTAAGAATAATCCATGAACGCAATCACCTAAAAACCAAAACATAATGTAAGATATTAGTAGCTGTTCCCATGTTAAAACGTACAGACAATATGGGATAGTTGCTAGAAAAACCCAATATATTCCAGTTAAAATTCCCATGTCATTCTTTTCATAATAGTACCAAAATCTTCAGCAGTTAAAGAGCCTAAACAAATACCATTTGTTGTTGTTTGTGTAAAAAAAGTATCTATTTTACTATCTTTTATACATTCTAATGCAAACTTATTACCACCTATTGATTGAATCCAGTCTTTATTAGCTTGATGAAACTCAGAACTTGAACACCATGCTTTACTATTATTTAATTTTCCTACTAAAACATTCATCCATGTATAAGTACTATCCTGAAATAACCCTTGAACCCACATACAAACTTCACCATCTTTAGCTACTTCTATATTTTTCATACCACCATAATTATTGGTACACATCAATCTTATTAAAAATTGTTTTTTTTCATCAGCAGTAAATGAATCTTCAAAAACAACTGTTCCACTTTCTAAATCATCAAGACTATCTGCATACAAAGAATCAAAAGTAGAGCCTGTTGTAAATGTTTTTTCTGTAAATGTATATGCCATTATTTATCCTATGAAATTACAAAACCTATAGTACTATTCTCACTTATACCACTTTGACCTGTGCTAGCACTTGTCCAAACAAATAGTTGATTATCACTTGTAGTGGCATCTGTTCTATTATATGTAGCTGCTGGATTTGTAAGTGTTATTTTTGTCCAAGAAGTTGAAGCAGTACTCATTTCAAAATTAAACTCTACTGTACCAACATTATAATTTTCATAAAAAGCTTCAACAATACCACCATTAGTAATATTATTATTACCAATACTTCCAATTGTAGTTGTTGTTCCATTTGCATTATCATTAGTTGTACCTACAGTACGACCACTACTGCTTATAAATCCATCATTACCAGCCGCAGTTTTAAGTTCTTGTCTTGCAGTTGTAATAGTAGTTGAAAGAGAAAGAGAATTTGATGTTCCATAAAAGTCTGCTCCTAATTTTATCTGACCACTAGCTGGTACACCACTAGCAGCTCCATAGTATTCAGATAAAGCATGAGGTGCAGAGCCACCAAATTCAGCAGCTATCTCACTTAGTTTTATTTGACCACTACTTTGTAAAGCCATCTTTCAATTCCTTAATCTGTTGTTTTAACTCTTTGATACAGTTAATTAATAAACCATGTATAGCATCGTACTCTACAGTTTTATATTCTTTGCCGTCATGTAGTGCTAGTTTCTTTTCTCTAACAGCTTCAGGTAAAACTTTTTCTAATTCTTGTGCAATAATACCAGCAGACTTCTGTCCATTGTGTCTTGTAAATGTGACACCTCTAACTTCATCAATTTTATCT